TTGGCAGACCAAGGCTCCAAGCCTACCCGCATTCTTGCCTGTGCCTGCTTCCACATCCTGCACCTCCAGTGTGATTTCAATAAAAGGTTTAGATTTCAGCCAAGCAGTGACACGACGACATTCATATACAGCATCGGGATCTTTAATCATGATGCCTTCGTATCCACCTGCTATGGCCTGCTGATTTATTTCACGGAAACGCTGCTGTCCTATTTCACTGTCTAGGTCTACCAACTCGTGACTCAAGACCTGGACGTTGGGCAGGCAATCTCGCACGGAATGATGCCAGCCTATCAATGCTTGAGTGCGTGCCTGCTGTGCTTCTTGTGATTGACCCTGCTGGAATTCTTCCAAAGTGAGCCTATCAAACAGATGCAACACTGAATCATCGGCCTGCACATCACTTTTGCGATGTACCTGTCGCATGAGATCCTGGAATGAACTAGACATAACTTCGCCATCGTATACCCATGGTTCGGTAAGCGTGCCAGCGATTGATTCAAACTGCTGTCTTATGCGCTCAAAGTTGACGAATTCTTTGCCGTTGCGACTGTACTGGTTGACGCGACCATCTGGATGTACGATAGTCACAACTCTAACACCATCCAGTTTGACTTCAATCATGCGTTCGCCGCGAATCTTGCTTTCGTGATTGGCACCATCGTGAGCCAACTGCACAGCAAACACAGGCACAATCTCTTGATTAAACAACTGCTGTGCCACATCATTGATGGTTTTTTCTGACACACCACAGCGCAGGTCCTTGATCAAGATGCGCCTATACCAGCCATTCCACTGCGGTTCAGTGGCCTGACGCATGGCGTCGGCAATGGCATCGCGGGCAGCATCACCAGTGAGTTCTCTGGTGGCTAGTTTTCTAGCAAGTTTACAAAACTCTGACCAGGGCAGGCCCGGACCTGATCCTTTAGACTCTGCAACTTTTTTCACACCAAAGGTTATCATGGCATCATAGGCCATACGTGCGCCTTGTGCAAACTCACCGTCCACACCTTGCTGGGTCAACACCTGCTCTACTATGGCCTGTTTGGCTAGCCTGCTGGCATCTGCTTCCAACTGCTCAATGATCTTGTTCATAGTCTAATTACAGTTCCAATTGAGTAGATTAACAAAAGGCCAACGTTCACTGTGATCATTGCACCGTCACGTATACGACAGGCCCACCATACAAACACAGCCGAACCAATGTTCAGGAGCCACACATTCCAGGGCTGTATGTCAACGCTGGTCAACACCGCACCTGCCAGGGTCAAAACAGTACCTATCCATTTCAACTGCCAGGTGAAATTCCCAAAGTCTGGTCTAATAAACATACACAGCCGCAGATCTAGCATCACGTTTGAGACAAGTGCTTCTTGTCCAATTGTGTCTGGGTCCGCGATATTTCACGCTGATGATTCGGCCAGGACTGCAGAGTCTGATCAGGCGTTTGACGTCAGCCAATTGGTCAAGGGGCACGCCTTTGACCGTGCTGGATTCTGTGGCAGGACTTAGATACCGATCAATCAGTTCACGCTGATCTTGGCTGAGTCCAAAAGTGTATAAGAATTTGTCCATATACACATTATAGCATATCAGCAATTATTGGTCAAACGATCTCAAGATGCTGGAAATATGCATAATGCTGTTCTAGCGTCCAGGTTTCAGGATCAATCACTGTGCCGTCGTAGGTCTCATACTGTGCAGTAAAAACCTGACTGTATCTCCGGAATGGCAGCCACATATCTGGAGTTTTGGCCGCCCAGCCAGCATCTTTAAGCGCACGATGTTTGGCACGGCTTAAAACCACGGTGGGTGCATTCAAGGCCTGCTGTACTGTGATCTTGTTGGCTAACAAAAGATCACGGATACGGGCCGCAGGTATCAAATGTTCAAAGTCGCATTGGTCATCTGCGCCCACTTCATGATAGTGTGCGCCCATACCATCTCTTTGTTGTATACAGTATTCGTGATATCTGCGAATGTAATTATCAATGTCGTTGCGCATCTCGCGTAGCAATTGCTGATTGTTTTGTATCGCATGATATTCCGCAATCAATCGCAATAGATTCTTCAAACAGTAGTCGGCCACGGTTCGATAGGTTTCGGCACTGCGGCCGGTCTTGCCGTAAACCGGCGTAGTGAACGACTGTAATGATTCTTGTAGATTCATTTGCGAGCCTTGTTTAACAAAGGTAACTTACCAATTTTTTTGATAAAATAAGTCAGATATGCTATTTCAAGACTTTTGTGTATTTGAGTAGAAACGTGCCAATCGACACCACATATGCTTTCGGTTAAAACTTTATTTTGGCATTTTTTGGCCCAGACGCTCACAAGGTGTCCTTTTCTTATGTAGCCAGCAAGTTGTTCCCTAATATAAGAATCAGTCCCATCTCCGGTTCTCAATCGGCCTAACCGAGATTTAGAACCTGTTTTAGGTTGTGTTTCAAAAGATCCTTGAATCCAATATTCTGGAATTCCTAATGGATTTCCTGTTTCACCTACTTTTACTATCACATTGTCAAGAGTGATAAAGTAAACCCAACTATTATGATTGTCGAACATCAATGATCTGTTAATATTCTTATATCGCCAATTGGCTATGGTGGTTGAATCCACATCACAGATATGTGAAAACCCATCATTTTGAAAATTTTTCACGTTAAGTATTTTTCCACTTTTGCATGGTGTATTCATTTTGTTTCTCCTTGTGGAAATAAACCCGATGCTATGTTAGCATCCAAAATGCCTACTGTGGAACCTGCGCCATGGAAAGGCAAGGCAATTTTTCCACCTGCATACATATACAATTCACGTAGGAAATTGCTCATGGCCACTGGGGCCACCCAACCGGCTCCGGGATGGCTGTGTTCCCACTGGACTTTGGCTTTGGCGTGTACAAGGTGGCTCGATTTAAACACGGACTTACAGGTTTCTAAAACTTGTTTCATCCAATCCGGGGGCAAATCTACATTGACATTGGTTCCTGCTAGGCGTTGTATTTCCAACAGGCCTATGTAAACACCTTGATCAATCTCCTCCTGCAATGGAAAAGTTTCCTTGATAGACTTCAGGATGTTGCACAAGATCTTGCCCGAGTCATCGATCTCGATGCTTTTCTGAGCATACTTGAAATGGCTAAAGAAATAGTCGTGATCACCGCGGAGATTATCACTTTGTCTGCTGTTCTTGTCCTGCAAATCGATCAAGAGATAGTCAAACTGGTCTTGCATGGTACGGGCATCCACGTTGCGTTTTTCGCGGCTGCCGTTTTTGTACCTTACCAAGGCATTTCGATGCAAATCTCCCGGTGTTAATCTTTTGACACCAGTGTCGTTGAGCATTTCAAACGCATAGGATGAAAAGTTGGGATCGTTGGTTTCGACCACAGCACAAGGAATCACAGTATAACCCAACAGTGCCGCGGCCACTGTGCGATGTTGTGCGTCATACAAGTAAGTCCATTTCTTTCCTACGATACGGCAAGCAGATCCTGGACTACAGATACGTGGATCCCACTTTTTCATGATGTTGATGATGTGTTTGTGTAGCACATCACGCTGTACCTCATAGTCGATATAAAGTTCATCGATGGATACTGTGGTAGATTCGGGAAAATCGAGACCTAGGTTTTTGGCCCGATGTCGCCAGGCGTCTAGATCTTTTTGAGTCACGTTATAGTGAGCCTTTAGTTGTTGCTCAACTTCTGCTACCACATCCGTGAGTTTGCGTGTGAGGCGTTTAGCCATGGTATTTCCTTTCTATAGCGGACTGGGTCCGTCGGTTAATAAAATGCCACACCATTGCTAGGTTTAATGATGTTAGCATTATCTATGCTATGACAAATCTATTTGTAGGTCAACCTGTATTTGTCCAAAAGTTAGTGCGCACTAACCTAGAATAAACCATTATGCCCGTCGTCTCGAAACTGGCTTTCTAGTTGTCCAAGCGATAGGCGTCCCAAGGCACGATCCAGGCTATCTTTCCTGGCCGCCCGAGACGGATTGCCCGCACTGACCAGTGCATAACGATGATTATCAAGTTCTATTATCATGGCTAGACAAAATCCTGCCGCGCGAGTATATCCGGTCTTGGCCACTACAGTGGTAAACGACTGCGGATCTCTAGCATAGGGATTGGTAGCGCGACCTATAATCTTTTCGATCCAGGTGCGTTTCTTGGCAGTTTTGACTATGGCGATATCAAGGCCGTCTTGGTTTGAAAATTGTTTTATTATATCAAATCGACTGGATCTGTCCAAGATCTTGATCAAATCATCTGCGGTAGATTTGTTTGCACTGCCGATACCAGATGCATCTACGAACACAGTGTTCTTGGCACCAATGTTGTTGGCCAAGGTATTCATGGCTGC